CGGTCTTGCCGCTGATCAGGATGTCGCCCGGGGGGGCGGCAGCGATGAACTCCAGGAACCGGACGATGGAGGAGACGGTCTTGGAAGACCGGACCGCTCCATGCCAGATATTGAGCCGCCGGGTGCTCTCGCAGATGGACCGGAGCGCTTTGGGAGAGAACCGGTCCCACTTAATCGCCACGCCGCTGCCCCTCCCGCATCCGCTCGATGGTTGCGACCAGGTCGTCGAGAGACCCTGCGTCGCCTGCCTCGCCGGTCTTGTCGAGCCCGAGCAGTTTCGCCCGGCGCTCCATGGACCGGAGCACGCGATCGATCGCAGAGAGCTCGCCGTCGGTAATGTGTTCCCATGCCTTCTTTTCGAGTGCGTCGAGTTTCGCGAGCTCGAGATCGATAATGAGCCCTGCGATCTTCTTGCGCCCCTCTGCGGCCGCTTGCAGTTCCTTCTCGATGTCACGCTGGACCTGAGACTTCGAGACCCCCAGCTTGTCGGCGATCGCGCGGATGGACTGCCCCGATGCCCGGAGTTCCAGGGCCTTCTCTCGCCGGGCGGCTGCCGGTATCTTCGGCGGCGCTGTTTTCGCTCCTTTCGCCCGGGATGCTATCCTCACCACCCCATGAGGTGTGCCGCGGTCTCCAGGCTGCCCGTGAGGAGGAGGAGCGCCAGGACGATCGCGATCCGTAGCGCCCAGAACGCACCCTTGTAGTAGTGGTACTCATGCTGCAGGTCCGCGATCAGCTCCGGGGAGAGGTCCTCTTTCGGGATCTCGCTGTACCCGAGCGGCCGGAGCCGGGTGCAGGAATGGATGAGGCCGAACGCGAGCGCGTGGATCTCCTCGTAGACGTTGCAAAATTCGGCGAGGAGCGACGGTGGCTGATCGAGCAGGACGAGGTAGAGCGTCTCGCCGTCCTCAGCGACGAACGAGATCCGGCACTCGCCGGTCTCGGTGCTGATCTCACCGCGGGTCCGGATATACCCCAGCTGCCTGAGGTGGGCGACGATAGTCTCTGCCGTCCGACGTCGTTTTTCGAGGTCCCCCATACAATCAGGGGGATATACGGGTTCTGAATATAAAAAGCGGGATTAAATTGTCTATTTTGACAGTTTTGACTGTTCTGACAGCGAGTCTTTATAATGTCCGATCAGGTCGCGAATCACGTCAGATATAGTCGGTTTTCCCCACACGATTTTGAGATATGCGAGATCGGCGGCGACATCACGATCGATATAGGGAGCCCGAACCTGTGTTGTGTCGTGTCCCTCTTGCACTGTCCCTTCGTCAGTCACGCGCTCACCACTTTGCAGATATCAAGGGTGCCGGCATGGACCGCCGCGACCTCCCCTTCACCGCCAGGTAGAGCCGGCCAGGGGAGTTGCTGAGATCGTCCGAGTGCACGCAGATCACCAGGTGAGGCGTCACGTCGCCGTCATCGCGAGACGGGATGACATGCCCCGTCTTGCGGCGCGGCTCGCCCCGGAGGAGCGGGGCAGGGTCGGGGTCCTGGAGCAGGGCGATGCCGCCGGCATAGAGGAGGTGGGCGGCGTCGACGGCGGTGACCAGGTGCTCGATGCCCTCTATCACCACGCGGAGCCCTCCGTGGCCGTCCGGGCGGACGTTGCCCGGTGGCGGGGTCATGGCTGCTCACCTCGCACCCAATATGCGATCCGCTCGTCGTAGAGCTCTTTCGCGATCTTCTGGACCCCGGCAGTACCTACCGTGCTCCGGAAATCGTGTTGGATATCCAGTGTGAGGGGGCCGGCGTTCTTTCCTTCGAGATACAGATCCGCTTCTACATCCCCTACGCACCAACGATCTGTCAGTGCGGAGAACGCGGTTTCCGGGTCGGAGAACCTCTGCACCTGTAACCACCCATCGGGGGTGTGGACTGTTGACTCCTTCTGCGCAGAGGTGAAGTAGCGCAGGATGATCATGCCCGGCCCCCCATCAGTCCCTCGGCGAGGTTCTGCCAGCGATGATCCGAACTATCAGTTTGAGAGGAACTGATAGATTTTATCAGCGAGAGCAGGTCGCTCCACCGGAGCACCGCGAGCGGCTCCCGCCGGCTCTGCTTCAGGATGAGGAGGGGGGCGAGCCCCTCCGCCTCGGCGTTCCGGGCGCATTGTTGCCACCACTCCGGCAAGGCGATCCGTTCCTGCGCTTTGCACTCGACGCCGAAGGGGAAGATGGTTCGGGCCGCCGGCGAGAGGTAGAGGTCGCAACCGGACTGCCCCATCGCCGTCGACAAGATGTCGCCCGGGTCGATACCGAGGCGGTCGATCAGGTCCTGCCGGACCGCCTGCTGCAGCCGCCGTCCCTTGGCCTTGCGGGATGCGGGGGTAGAGGCCACCACTCAGACCACCCCCGCCGGCAAAGTGAGTTTGCGAGTTTGGTGAGTTTCCCGTAGGCCATCCCTGTACTGTATATTATGTGCTCCCTCTTTTTTCTCACACGTTTGTAAGTACAGTAAACTCACATACTCACTTAAGAAAAAGAGATATCTAATATAATTAGATATCTCTGCAATCAGGCGCCGGAGCGTTGCCCGATAGATAGTGAGTTTGGTTTTTTCCGTGAGTTTGGTGAGTTTGTTTCCGTCTAAATTTTCCGTGAGTTTGTGAGTTTTGTGAGTTTGTTTCCGGGTGCGATTCGTGTCGCTATACCACCGATGTGAGTTTGTGAGTTTTGTGAGTTTGTTTCTTGGTAAAATTTTTGTGAGTTTCATTCCGCCTCACCTCCTTCTGTGTGCCCTTGATCTTCACCATTCGTCTGCACGATCACCCACTGGGTCGCCCGCTGCACCGTCTTCCCGCGCCGGAGCATGAGACCCGAGGGGAACCTCCTGCCTTCCTGCCTGGCGAGCGCCCGCCCGCACACTCTGGTGAAAGACCGGTGCGGATCCACAAAGGCATCGGAGATATCGTCCGGCAGCGTCTCGTGGATCAGGGTCCGGAACGAAGTCACCTCTTTCACCTCCCGGTCGAGCCGAACCTTAAGGTCGGAGACCGTCCATGGGTTCGAGCCAAACTCGTCGAACACCGCAGACAAGAACCCCCCCCACTGGCGGAGGTCCGAGTCTCCCTCGACGAAGACATCCATCGCGTTCGCCATGAACTCAGTCGCGCCCGCATACTCCAGGACCCCCCCGACGACATGCCGCCACCCCTCGAACCCGCCGAGGGGAGACACCTTCTCCGGCTCCGGACACCCGGCCCTCACCCAGGCAAGACCGAGCGTCAACGCAGCGGCGATCAGGCGACCCCGGTTCTCCCGGACCCACAGTATCAGGTCCGGGTGTCGGAAGTCCTCCCGGAGCCACGGCATAGCCACCTCGGCGTCGATGCGTGAGAGGATCACCCGGCGAGCGAGGTCCCCCCCGATCTGCACATTGTTCCCGTTGCCGAACCAGACGGTCCGGGCCGGCAGTGCTGCGTCCTCTGTGACGCCGAGGATACGATCGCTCCATTCCCGGGCCGTCAGGAGCGACGCCAGGACATCCGACTTGAGACTTCCTTCGAGGTTATCCCAGATATGGAGGGGCGACCCGCCGCGCAGGATTGACATGATCCGCTTACTCCACTCCTCCTTCGTCTTCGGGGTCACGCTCGCCGGCGGAGTCACCCCCGTGATCGCCATATACACCGCGTTCTGCATCAGTGACGCGCCCGACCCGGCCTGCGGCTTTGTGAGCAGCCAGCACGGGCACGGGCCGTCGATGATCGGACGGAACACCCCGGTCAAGAATGCCCCGACCGCGTTCCACCGGCTAGCCTCATCGACGAAGGGGAAGTCCAGGAACATCTCCAGGATCATCTCCTTCGCGGCTGCGATGTCTGCAGCAGTCGGGTTCGCCGGCACGGGAGCGAGGACGAAGCCAGGCTCTGGCATGAAATACATCGACGTCGCCGGGTCATAGCCTTCGACGCCATGGATCGTGCCATCCAGGTGCAGGATCGGGGACGTCGCGATCCCCGCGAGCGGTGGCAACCGCCACTCGTCCGTCGGCAGTCCGAGGACATCCCGGACGATCGAGATTGGCGGGTACTCCGGGATCTCTCTGATCGTCCCATCCTTACCCACCCTGACCGAGAGCCAGACCGCAACCCTGTCCATAACCCCTCGGAGTGCATGCTCTGAAAGGGTCTGAATCAGTGGCCGCCCCTGCTCATCCCGGCAGACCCGCACCAGCGCAGCGGCCCGGTGAAATAACCGGGGCGGGTCGTTCGCCTCTGCGATCGCCCGGACCGCATCTGCCGTGATCTCGTGCATGTGACGGTTCGTCAGGACGATCGTCGGCCGGAGGACCTTGTCCTCCGGGACCTCGCCCGTCGGCGGCTCGATAGCTTTACTGGCGACCGGTGCAGGCACCTCACGCTTCCCGCGCTCCCACTCCCATTCCTTGAGCTGCTCGCCGTAGCCCCTGGCCTCCAGCGCATCGACGACTGCCGGCCAATGCCCCTGCAGGCACCCGGGACGGGCATCCGCACAGTCGATGATGCGCTCGGCGACGGCGAGGGCCTCCACCGGTCCGCCCCCGGTCAAATGGCGACGACACCACCACTCCTGGTTGTTCGCCGAGATCGTGAGGTTCGTGCCAGTCTCAGACCCGTGCACCGGATGCTCTCCCTCAATCTCCCCAGACTCGCGGACGGACGGGTTCAATGGCATCAGGAAGTCCGTCACCCGCAGGCCGAGCGCGTCAGAGATAGTGATGCTTCGAGGGGTCCGGGGAATCTTCGGGACTGTGATCGTCCGTTCCGGTGGGGTGCAGGGGTCGACGACCAGGACCTTCAGCTCCGACCAGGGGATCTCCAGGAGCGGGGCATCATTCACGACCTCGTAGCGACCGCCGGAAGGATGAGTGCACCCGGGCCCCACGCAGAACGACTTGTGCCCGCTCCCGCGCAGGTCTCCCAGGTCCGCCCGGGTCTCCGGGTCCCGCAGGATGAACTTCTCCGCCGGCGCGTCGGGGCACCGGATATAGAAGTGCGAGCCATACCCGTCCTTGCGCCCGGTCCGGACGACGAACGTCTCGAGAAGTCGGTCGAGCACCCCGAGTTCCATGAGCCGGTCGGTCTGGTCCGCATCGAGGATGCAGACCCCGCCATCAGGCATGACCCCATAGTTCCCGCCGTTCGCAATGTGCTGCAGGAGTCGCGGGTCGTCATACGCATAATTCGCCATCGTCTGCCAGCCTTTCTCGATCGCCGGCTTGTCCCGGGCCTTGACCATAATGAACCGGCACTCGCGGAGCTGTTCTGGGATCGGCGATACATCTGTAGACGGGCTATCGGGTCCCGGGGCTGGAGGAGCGGCGGCCGCCTCCTCGGCCTGGAGGCGCTCGACTTCCGCCCGAGGTCGCATCTTACCCATATACCAGGTCATCGGTTCATGGGCTGTCATCGAATCACCCAGAATCCCGGGTTGTGAACCTTGAACTGCTCCCACCCGTAGATGACGCGAGAGTCCAGTTCGTCGCCCGTTGCCATACGGAACCGGCCGGGGGCGACCTCTTCCCATTCCTTCACTTTCGCGTTTACGGCCGGTATCAGCCCTTCTGCGATGATGATACCTCTCTCGACGTCGAGGAGGTATCCTAAGCTCTCTGATGGCCGGACGCCGAACGCTGCCAAACCCTGATCAGTTGAGGTCACTGATTATCGCCTCCTGAATGCTTTGCGCCGATCCGGGGCGCGCCCCCTCCCGGATCTGGGCCGGGATGTAGGGGTCGCTCACGCGACCACCGCCTGCTCTTGTAGTAGCGCCCGATATCGTAGGAGACGATCCACCGAATGGTGGCGCGAGGCGGTCGACCCGTCCACCGAATCCGCCCCAGCGTGGTGCGCGGCGAGGATCTGCCGCTCGGAGTTTACGCGCCCAATGTGACAATCAAGCCCCACGAGGTGCGCAAACTCGCACCAGTCTTTCGCAGTGCGCCATTTCCAGACCGTCGACCCTCCGACGAATATCCCGTCGATCCGGGTGATGACCGCAGGAATGAGATCATACACGCTCATCCCATCCTGCACTGGGAGGTATTTTCTCCAGTCGTCCGGGAGTTTCCCGACGTGCTCCATCGAGCGGACGAGCGATTGCAGACCCCCGGTGACGATATCGGGGAGCACCACGAAC